AGACCGGGTCAAGTGGTGGGAGGGCATGACCAGGGCGTACCTTGAGGAAGATATGCTTCCTAAGATGGCGTACTACCTGTCCTTGCGTGGTGACGGGTTCTCCAAGGTGGCAGCGGCTACCGAGGTAGCCAGACGGCTCCCGATGTACAACACCGTAGGATCCACCATCAAGAAGGGCCGCAAGTTCTGGCTCCCGTGGGCTACGTTCCCGGCTGAGGCCGCGCGTATCACGAAGAACAACATCCAAGACTACCCGCTCCGTATGATGCCGTGGCTCCGTGCTCCGCAGATCATGCAAACCACAGCGAGTGGTATGGGCATAGCCCCCGAGACCCGAGCTGGAGTAGAGGAAGCAGAAAAGCAGCTCCCCTGGTGGGCGCAGAAGCCTACGACCATCATAGCTGAGGGTGGGGCTACTGCAAAGATTGGTGGTGCTACTACCGGTGCTGTTGTTGGTGCGTTTGCTGGTGGTTTTAGAGGACCGTCAGGCGCTGTGGCTGGTGCTGTTGTCGGTGGTGTCACTGGTGGTATCGCTGCGGCGCTGGCTACGGACGAAGAGCATGAAAAGCATTTGCGTGGTAGCCTGATGGATTGGCTCCCGCACTCGACTACCTTTCTGGCCAGTACCTCTGAGGACTGGGCTGGTGAAGGACTCGTACCTGCAAGGGATTTCTCTGGTATAATAGAGCAGATGCCTGCTGAACCGCTGGCACTCCTCAAACCCATGATTGATGCTATGAATGGAGAAGACGCATTTGGTAATCCAGTGGGTGATGGTACTGTTTTCAATGGTACCATGAAGGCTATCGCTGGGACCATAGGATTGGTGGCGCCTCCCATCATCCAGAAGTACGGCTTCAAGACGACGATGCCCGATGTTCCGGCCAGCGTTGATCCGCTAGGGATCACCAACATCTCTCGGTTGAAGATTGAAGGAGGCAGCCTTCTTCCGTTCATGGACCCAGCTATGGACCCCATGACAGGCATGGTGGGTAGCCTCGGGCACGACTTCTTCCTCAACAACATGGGTACGTTCAAGTCGTATATGGCCAGCGGTGAGCAGCAGCTCGCGAACGAGACCATCACGGAGCGGCACATGGGCGACATCAGGAACAAGCTCTCCAAGAACCTTGCGTTCCACCTTGAGAACGGGAACGACAAGGAAGTGGTGGGTTTGCTGTCTGAGGTGCAGTCCACGTTCTCCAAGCAGTTCGCGGATGACCCGAGGATGGCTACGGCGAAGTACACTGAGTGGCTGGAGCGGCGCAAGGACGCGATTGGACGGCACCCGAAGCTGCGGAACTGGTCTGATGAAGAGTTGATTACAAGGATCCAGAGGGCTGGATACGCTGCGGGTGAGGCTCGATCAGCGGCCCGCAACAACATGCTTCAGGCATTGCGAGATGAACAGGCCGTTAGGAACATCAGTGAGGGCGGTAGTGGTGGTGGGTTGACGTCGAGCGCGCTCAGCGGCGGTGGCCTCACTTCTGATATGTCCAGTACCACCCTATAAGGAGACACCGTGATTCATAGAGTAGCGGAATGTGCATTGGGGCTGGTGGTCGTGCTGGCAATTCTATTTCTGGTGGCGTTCCAGTCCAAAGGAGCTGACACACCCGACAACGATTCCATACCTGAGCTGGTTGAGGTGTACGTCACCATGCCCTGCGGCTTTCTACACGACAGCACCCGATTCCTAGGTGTTGAGGTAGAGCACATCGCGAAGCGGTATGTAAAGTGTCAGGCGTGGGTAGCCGAGCACGAAGTGGAATACGGCGCATACCTGTGTGGATACGTGGAGCTGGAGCGTCAGTTCGCGTATGAACATCTAAAGTCTGTGGAGAAAGCGTACGATATAATGTGTGAAGATGGTACTAAGAAGAACCCGGAGTTCGAGATACACTTCTAATCATCGTCTTCCTCATCGAGCGGCTCAACTACGGTGAACCCGTAGTCATCCAGCTCTTCATCCTCTATCTCGGGCTCGTAATAGGACGACCCAATCGTCCCATCCCTCTGGCAGTTAGTGCAGAGAAGACCGTTATCAGTATTCCGACCGCACTTACACTTTCTTAGCGTCATACTGGAGCTTCTCCAAGTCAGGGCTGACAGGGAAGCCATTGATTGGCTCCCGCAGGATAGGCAGCTCCTTCAACAGATCGAAAGGCACCAGCTCTCCCGAATGATACGTGCCTTGTGACTTTCGATCTAGCCTCTTCGGTACTGATCCTTCAAGCGGCGAGCGTAGAGCGTTATGGAAGTGGTGACATAGTACCTCGCGCATAACCCCAGCGAACTCGTTGCTTTCTTTCTGCTTGTACCGGGGTACTTCTCCTGGGTGGGTGCCTGTGAAGTAGGCACTCCTGCGGTACAGCCTGTGATGAGTGCGCTCGTCTGAGTAGCGGTGGAGCAGGTTTGTTGCTATCTCCCGGCGGCTAACCACTCCGTACAAGGGCGCTTCAAGACTGTTGAGTAAACCGAAGGTACCTCTCAGGTTATCAAGAGCCTCACTGGAGTACACCTCGTCGCAGTCCACCATAAAACTCCATTCGGTTTCTGCTTCTACAAGCATGCTGTTGCGGTAACACCCTTGGATAGTAGGCACGGCGAAGGGCAGCTTGCGAATGAAGAACGTGGCATCCTTCTCAGTCTGTTCAAACCAATCAATTACGTTATCAGTGCCATCTTCTGACCCCGCATCGTAAATGACATAGCGTTCAAATCTACCACGGAGAGACTCCAAGGCGTAAGGAAGCCAGTAAATATCATTCATAGCTAGTATGGTAGGTGTGAGTCCTTTAATCAGCATAGATTTGATCCTCCGGGGCCGGTAACGGCCATCCTTGTATGCATTCCTTGCAGTAGATACAGAACGTACGTGGTCCGTTCTCACGGTGTTGTACGTAGAACTCACATTCATGGATGATAATAGCTTCTTCAAACATTCTTGCGCGTTGGCCTCCGGACACGTCGTTTCGCGGCCCCATTCTTAGGCCTGCATTTGCGAATTGGTGTTATCTGATACCAGATTGCATCAACGATACCCTCATCACCTAGGACATCTTCCATGAGCGCATCAGCGTATGCTGTTGCCTCATCCATGTCTTCAGTTTCAATCACAACACTTATTGAAATGTTGTAGTCGTGAACGAGCTTTTTGTTTCTACGAGACACCTGTCACCTCCAGTATTTGTTCAACTCTGTGTTTCACTTGGTGCTTGTTGTACGCTTCTTCATACCCTCGCCTCGCCATAGAGCTAGCCAATGAGGGATCTCTGAGGCACCAACCTATTTGATTCGCCAATTCAGCATTATTCGCGTAAGGAAGGTAATGAGTCCCTGGCTCGAACAAAAGACTCATCCCATCCGTAGAATCTATATCATTAACGAGCGGTCTACACATCAGCATACTCTCTATCACTCGCTGGTTCGGCGAGTCATGCTTTTGAGAATGATTAAAAAGTACTTTGCAATCCGCCATAGCTAAGGCTGTGGCTGGCCAGCGGGTGCGGTTCTTTCCGATCTCTCTAACGTCAGTCGTCCAGTTATGCCTAGCGCAAACTTCCTTTAATGAGTCAGCTCTACTCAACCCACCTTTGCTCCCAAAGAATCCAACATCGAAGGGTCTAGCTTCTACTTGGGTGATGTCCTTGTCGAAGTACGCCGCGTCACTAGCACATGGGCTCCAATGAGCTGACGGGTGCTTAACGAACAACTCTCGTCGCGCCCAAACAGCGAAGAAAACGTGGTCGTAGTTCACTGACGCTCGCTTGTGGTAGCTAGGATAACCGTGGGAATCAGTCCATCGCACAGCAGAAGGGGTTGGTGCTCTTTCATCTTGACAATGGAACGCAAGCTTCCCCTCTTTATTACGCCCACAATCTAAATCGAGAAACAGTGCCTGTCGATCTAAGAAACTGGTACTCATATCACTAAATGTCTTGTACTGATGCCCTTCACCCATCAAGGTCACACTGTGCCTTAAATCTATCAATGCTTGATGTGTAGAATCAGAGTAGGTAATAATAGGGTTGCCCCTCTTATCCAAGTCTCTTCGACACCCTAGGATTATCTCAGCCATTATGTGATACTCAAAGGCGCATAGATCTCACCCTTTTCTTTCAATTGTTTAGCTATAAGTTTGTTCCTCTTCAACTGCGCTTTGATCTCCTCCTGATCATCCTCCCACCTTCCTCCAGAAGTGTCGCCACTCTGTTTAAATTTGTCCCGCGCCTCAGCGATGTCTACGTACCCGCTAGGGTGTGATACCAGCCCTGCCTTGACCACCCTAGCACTCCACGAACCATGAGCGTACCCGACGCCCTTGAACTCAGAATTGAAACCTCCTACAGTAGTGATGACCTTGCGTGTGAGGAAGGTGAGGTCACCTCTAGGTGAGGAGGCGCAGATAAGGTTGACGCCCATCGCACTGGCGAGGTATTCAGAGATCGCTGGTTTGCTATCGGGTATAGTCTTGTCCTGTATGCGGCAGAAGTGGTGGATGTCAGTTAGTATTGATGCCTGTTCATAGATCTCAAACCAGCCCTTCTCGGTGGGCATGAGATCATCCTCAAGAATGCACATGAAGTGGTGGTTCTGCATCAGATACAGCGCCCGGTTCTTGTTCGCAGCTACCCCGAGGTTGGGGCCACGGTAGTAACTGACCTCGGCACCGAATATCTTCACTGCCTCCTGTGCGGTTCCATCTGTGCTTCCGTCATCACACACGAACACATCGGTGCCTTCCGGTACCGTCGCCAGCACCCCTGCGATCACCTTGCCAAGACTCTTCAGGCGGTTGTATGTGCAGATGCTAACTGCTCTTTTCATATTCATCCTTATCCTTTTTGACACAGGGCATGTCATCAGGGCAGTGCCTTTCAATAATTAATACTGTTCCGTCATGTAGGGAGATATTTCCATTTCCCTTGCCGTGCCCACAACAAGACCCACTCGTGTAGATCTCGGCCTTATTAAGAGCCGCTACGAAGTGGGATATACACGAATCAATGGGTTTTTTAGCCCATCGAAACCTCCTAGTGTAGGAGCAATTTGCCGGAATAGGAACCTCCAATATTATACTACTCCCCCAATCACACATTACTCTTCCTCTGGCTTTGCATCTTCATCCTCCGTTTCACACTGATCAGCTAGGTACTGAAGCGCGGACGACGCTACAATAAGAGCGTGCTCAATAGAACCAAACGTACCGGGCTCGGTCTCAAGAAACTTCTCTTCAAGCAAATCCATGATCTCATTTCTGGTCACAACAGTCTCCTATGATCTTGTTCCAACTGTTCACGAACTCAGTAGGATCCCCCGCCGCGCCCGCTGTGATGTAGCCGCCTTGAATGAGTTTCTTTCTGAGTGCGTCGTCGCTGATCACCTGGTCCAGTGCGTTGTTGAGCCCGTTCTGATCACCCGGTTCGAACAAGACACAGTTCTCACCGTCCTTCAGGAACTCAGCGCCTGTGTTGGTGGCCACGATAGCAGCACCAGCAGACATAGCCTCCAGTGTCAGCCGCCCCAATCCCTCAGTATGAGAAGCCACCAACCATATGTCCATTTGCTTCATCACCTGAGCCATGTCCTTACGTGTGGGGTTCAAGACGTAGTTCATCCAGTCAGGCTTTTGCTTGCCAAACTCCACTACCTCACCGACAGACACCATCTGGAGCTGGGTGGGTCGCTTCTTAAGCATGGTCATAAGCCCTTCCAACGCTTCCTTTGTGCCCTTGAGCGGGTGTTTGTGGATGAGTGTTCCAATGGTGACTTTAGTCTTCAAGCTCCCAAAGTTCCGCTCATTCGGAGGGCACGCAAAGACAGGGTGCCCGTAGTGATACCAGCCTACCTGCTGGGCGGGTTGAGTCTCGTACTCCCACCCCTCTGTTACGGTCTCGCACGCTTCCTTCAGCCACCCCGTGCTTGTGGCGATGGCGTCCCACTTAATGTTCAGTGAGTCAGCCTCTAGTTGCTGGAATCGCATGTTGTGGGACAGCTTGAGTAGGATCTTCTTCTTGACCTGAGGCAGCTCCGAGAAGTACTTGTTGTGCGGGTTGTCCGAATTCGTGATCAATACGTCGCAAGCCCTGATGTTCTGCCAATCCAGACGAATCGGTACCTTACTCAACTTCTGAATGTCAGGTGCAATGTCTGAGTAGATCGAGTACAGCACAACGTCGTGCCCTGCATCATGCAGGAGGTTAGCAGTATCCAGAATAGTAGTAGGCCCACCGTGCTTCCTGAGATGTGGCGTCACAATCGAGATCGAGTGCCTAGAAGAGGCGAGGCCAAGTGAGTCCTCAAGTACAGCTATGAACCCCGACACTCCTTCCACCCGCCTGAACTGCCTCGCTGTTTTCAGACCCTGTTCCTTCAAACCCTCCAACCGCTTCGGCTCGTTAAACAAAAGGTTGTAGATCCTCTCTGCTACCTGCTCAACTGGCGTCTTGTTCTTGAGGATGATAGCATCGAGGTCGTTAGTGGCGTACTCCCCGATGCCCTTGTTGTTCCAGCACACCGGGACCACACCCGAAGCCATGGCCTCCAGTGAGGGGAGCCCGTAGCTCTGGTTGAGGGAGGGGTCACAATACACATCCGCCTCTGACCCGAGTACCTTAGCGAACCGTGGCTGGTTCAGGACACCGAGGCCCACGATGAACTGTGCTCCCTGTATGGCCTCAACGCCGTTGGCAAGTATTCTGATCTCTTTCTTGTTGTCTCTGCACAGCTTGTGGAGGGAGTGGCACAACGCCACGCCCCGGTCATTCCCCTTGAACGGGTACCCGGTGTTGCCTAGTGAGATGAGCAGTGTCTTGCGCTCGTCACCGTTTTCTCTACCCCTAGGGAAGAACAGGTTCTCATCGTACCCTGGGCTGAAACAGCCAGCCACGTCTACGTACTGCGCCATCTTCGCTGCTGTCCACTTGCTATTGGTGATGGTGTAGTCAGCCAGCTTGTTGGCGTTCTTGATGGACTCAGCCAGCTCCTTCTTAGGAGCCAGGGCTACGTCGTCGCTCTGCGACAGGTGCAGCGAGGTCAGCTTCGGAGTGTTAGCGCACACAGCGGCTACCATGCTCATCAGCTCACCTGTTGCTGCTACCACGATACCATCATCGAACACTTGTTCCTTGAAGTTCTGGACGAAGTCCGGTACTCCTTCAAACAGCACAGGGCCTGACCGGAGAGACGAGACAGGAACTGTGTTGGCCTTCGGATCGCGCTTGACATGCACCACCTTGGCCTCGACATTGCTGTCGTTGAGCCGGTTGACGATGTCAGCGATCACCCGCATACCACCACAGTTCTCAGTGCTGTACACCACGAAAGCGATCTTGTACTTGGGGTTCTCCTTCTGAATCAGCGGAGGAGCGATGGGTGTCCTAAGCTGCCGAAGGGATTTAGTCACATCAAACGTCTTCGACCACGCCTGATACCCGGGCCAGATCTTGTGGAATCGGGCCGCTCCTGACTTGCGGAGGCCCGTGACTTCGTCTTCTCCAATGGCGTTGAACGACGACCCCCTCTCATGGAAGATATACGTGTCATCAGCCAGCACGGCGCGCCAGTTCGTCACCTCCCCGTCGACTACCCTGGTAATCGTCCGCATCCAGAAGTCTGTTTCCTCTCCGTAGGACACGTACCCCTCATCAAAGGTTCCGATCTCGTCTATCAAATCACGGGGGAACATGAAGCAGAATCCAGTGGGCATGATCTCAGGGTACAGGTGGTGGGACAGCTTCTCAAATGCTCGGTTCATGTCCTGATAGTCGTACCCTTGCTGTAGTGGGACGTTGATGAGCGCGGTGTTGTTGGTGCAGGGGTTGACGATCTTGTTCCGCTCGTCTGCCTCCAACGCCAGTATCATCTTCGTCAGCCACCCCTTGGTGACTATCACGTCTGAGTTGAGCACACAAATGTAGGGGTTCTCGCCCGCCTCGATCCCCCGGTTGACGGTCGCCGCGAAGCCTCGGTTCTTCTGGTTCCACAGTACGGTATGCTGCGGGTGAGCTTCCTCAAATTGGGCCAGCCAGTTGCGGGTGGCGGCATCTGGTGACTGGTCGTCAACGAGGATGAGGTGGTAGGGCCACTGTGTTCGCTCTAGTACTGACTGGACGCAAGGTATCAAAACTTCCAACCCACCATATACAGGGATGACGATGTCCGCTATGCCCGTGCCCTTCGCCAGCACAGTCTCGATGGCCTTCGTCGTGTTGACGTTGCCCTTGACGAGGTTGCCGCCTTCCTGCAAGATGAGCTGGGCCATGCCGTCAAGCTGCTGTTGCAGCTCGGGAGTGATGGTAGCCTGGGTGGCCTCAAGATCAGTGACGAACTGAGCTATCTGCGCGTCGGTCTTCGGCACCCAGTTTCCTTTTGCATCAAACGACACGGTTACGCACCCCCTCTGGTGTCACAGTCAGGCGAGGCACCCGGACTATACTCTCCATCGATGCAGTGATCACAGTCTGTATACCCATGTTGACACGTCCATGTGCTTCTATCGTCACACTCAGGCGGGACGAAGCCCTTGCCATAACCTCGGGATCTCAAGTCACGTATCACATCGTCCGCAGATTCCATACCAGCGTCCCGGAGATCTGATCTTATTTGGTCTAGCTTCTCCTTAGTATTGGCCTGGGCGGCGCCAAGAGCAGAGACGACCGTCGCCTCATGCTCCATCCGTGCTTCCTCTGCCCTGAGCGCAGCATACCCGACACCGTCCCGGTAGTCGTCGTACTTGTACGCGCCCTGGACGGATCTGCACTGCTTCAAGATCTCCATGAAGAGCCACCCGTCACAGTTTGACAGCTTGTGCCCTGTGATGGCGTTAAACGCGGTCACACAGCGGGGGATGGTGCGCTCCCCATCAGGCTGATCTCTCTCATCACCACGCTGGATGATGGTACTCTTCGCGTCGTCAAACACCCACTCAATGTACTCTTGCCCCATCAGTCTGCCTCCTCTGCCTTCACGATGTTTCCTGTGGTGAGGTCTAGTACCTCACCGTTATCAAAATGTCTCTCCAGTACCTCACTGAAGCAGTTGACGTGAACACGCCAATCTCCGGATATGATGATATACATTCCGTCATCGAAGCCCATCCAGCGTTTGCACTTGGCACACCGAGGGGGCAGCTTCCGCTTGAGCGACAGCTTCTTGAAGTTGTCATCTATATGCCCCGCACCCGATTCAACCCTAGCCTGATCTAGCTCCGATGCTTCGGACGCTACATCTTCGGGTGGAACGAACCACTCGCGCCAGTTCCTGATAGTCACGCCTGGAGCCTGTTGTTGAAGGAAATGATGTCATCATAGGCTTCCTTCATGGTGTGGAAAACGGCGTGCGAGTGATACAGCAACCAAGAAGACAGCTTCATACCCTCAGGAGCTACGATCACAACTCTTTTGTCTTTCTGCCAAGCCAGTAAAACTTCCATACTAGTACCCACAGATATTTTAGTGTAGTTGACAAGTAGGACATCAGCCATCTCGATGTCAGTCTTATCATCTTCCACTAAGCTGGATGTCGCCGCAGCGGACATAGCGTCGAACTCCTGAAAGGTTGGTCTATCCATCGGATTCAACGTTGTTACACCAGCATAACTCAGCTCCATAGTAGCTTCGTCGCGCCAACCGCTAGCTTCTTCTTCACTGCACCAATCCATCGGGCCACATAAGTAAACGCGCATTGTGCCTCCTATACCTTCTTATTACTATACCATTTAGATGACGCACAGGAGCCGTACTTCAGGCACCCCGGCTCCTTACATCTAAACTGTGTCGTCTTTGCACCAGCAGTAGAGATACGATCCTTCTCCCACTTAGTGTTAGAGCTGCCGCAGTGCGCGCAGTCCTGCATGGAGCCACCACGATGCAGGATCGCATCGGTGTAGGGTACGAAGCGTTGGAAGACCTTCGCTGTTTGATCTACATCTCGCTGACAATACACTAACATGCGTTGCATGGCGCCGGCGTTCTTGTCGAACACCACCTTCTCCCACAGCCCATGCTCAGGTTCAATCTTGCCTTCAAGGCCGAGATACTTAGCGACGGCCTTGAGGCTGTTCGCCGGAAACCTAAAATACTTCTTCGACTGGAGCCATGTATCCGTCATGATAAAGTTAGGTGGGCACGGTAGCTTGTGCGCGAGTGCGCGTGTACGTATCCACTTCACATCAAAGCCTTTATGATTGTGACCTATGATCTCATCTGCCTCTTGCATGATTGGGATGAAGGCAGCCAACAGCTTGCGGTCATCCTGATTCTTATCCCACTGCAAGGTGTGAATCTTCTTCTCTCCTTCCCACTTCCAAGCCAGACAGATTATCTTGCCGTATTTCCGGACGTTGCTCGCTGGTACATTGATCCCGTACCCCGGACGCCAGAACCATCCTTGACACGGGGAGGTCTCTATATCGAAGGTCAGCCTGCCACCGTGTCGCGTCTTCTTTTTAACCATCCGCCTCCTCCTTATTCAAGATCTTCTGTCCCGGCCAACACTCCAGATAATCAGCCGCGCGCCTGAGTTTCGTTATGTCGTCCCTGAATTTCCCAAGGGCGGAGTTACACCCCCAACAGAGTAGCCCGCGGACACGGCCCCTCTTCTCTCTAGGGTTCCGCTTGTTCTCTCCTACGGAGTGGAGGTGATCCACTGACAATCTGCGCCCTCCTTCCTTCGGAGGCTGCTGACATATCCAACACATGCCGCCTTGCGCTTTCAGCATCGCATCATACTCAGGGGCTGTGATACCATACTTACTAACCAACTGATTGTCTCTAGATTTCTCCCTTCTTGAGTCACTCGTATGCCACATAAACTTCCTGATCTCTGTTGTGCATTTACTGCAATAGAACTGGCGCGCCTTGTCGTTACTTTGCAAGAAGTTCTTACCGATTACTAGCTCATCATCACACCTAGAACAGTGAGTCTCACACCGGCCACAGAGGACACTTCGCTCACCCTTCTTCCGGGTCCACACATTCCTGCAACGCTTACACTTGCGCCTACCTGCTCGCGGTGTTCTACCTTTCTTACTAGCCACGTCGCCTCCTACCCACAGGGCACCACCATCCACCCGTTGTTGCATTCATTCCATCTGCGAGTGAACAAACCGAAGTCAGCCCAGCCCGTGATCCTGTCATTGGTGAAGTCTGTGGGGTGTATCCACACATAAGAATCAGAAGGGTCGCTAATAGGTCCGACGGTTCCATCGTCATCAATCGCACGCACCAATAATTCGTAGACCTGATTGTATTCCACGTTGCACGACTTGTACGTAAGTCCGTCTTCCACGGGCACGCTATCAAGGAACACAAAATTGTAGCCACCCTCAGGCTTCTCTGTTCTCGCCCACATCTCATAGTGAGAAATAGGAGGTCCGGACGTTGAAGCCGCATCCCAGTTCCAAACTATGCAAGGCCGAACGAACTCCATCGGAGGTACTTCCTGCGCCTGCGCTGTGCCGATCAGCAGCAGTCCTGCTATCATTAGAAACTTCATCTTGGTACGTCCTCCTTATAGCAAACATCAATAAGGTAGCGAATGCTCATTGCAGCAAGCTGGGTTGCCTCTACAACTTCATCACCCGTGTCTTCCTTATGCGGCCAGTACGCCGCGTCCCTCAACTCAATGAACTCCTCTTCCACTAAGGCCACACCCTCATGCGCGGAGCGGAAGGGTGGGAATTCTCTCATGGCGCTACGCAACTCAAGGCACACAGCCTCAAAGGCGTCTGCAATTCTGTCTTCTTCGTCATCAATCATCTCGGTGTTCTTCCTCATGTATCAGCCGCTCATTCTCCATGGCTGATTCAAAGTTCGATCTCAGGCTCAGGTGTTCCGCCATCTTGGCCAACGAATCGTTGCGAATGAGAGATACCTCTATCTCCAACAGCCCGCTGGCCCGACGTGTGACAACGGCGCACTCAACTACCGGGTCAGCGACGCCGCTCCTACCCTGCCCCATTGTTTCTTTGACAAGGTTAATCCCGATCTGATTAACATCGAGCTGGTGCTGCCCGCAGTCCAGTACTTCTACGTTCTCAAAAGGTTCGTCTACGTGATCGGCCATTCTGCTTTGATGATCTCCTTGTCAATCATGTCGTCCACATCCATCCATATTGACTTCTTGCTCTCGATAGTGTGCTTGAACCACCACTTGTAGGTAGGCTTGGTATGGTCAGCCATCAGCCGACAGTACCGTTTTTCCAGCTTCTCGTCTGCTGCGAGGTCAGCGGAGAGAGTGGTGGGGCTAACGCTCTCACCCTCATCAAACTCCATGTTACCCTCATGGGCCATAAATGAAGTGTGTTTAGTACAGTAGCTCTCGTCACCCGCCACCAACAGTAGTGTCGCAGCCGAAGCGACGTGCCCTGTCCCGATGCAAATGACTTTGTTCTTACAGTTCCGAATCGCATCGTAGATGGCGTATGTGTGAAACACACTGCCACCTCCGCTGTTGATCCAGAACTCGATGTCACCGTCCTTAGCGTCGAGGTGATGTAGTGCCTTTATCATGAGGTCCGTAGTCTTCTCATCAATCTCATCGGACAGGTACACACGGCGGTTGTGTAGATCAATGTGGTAGTCAACCGCGAGTTCAAACGCAGTAAGCTCTTGTTTGCTCGGTCGTGTATTACTCAATGGAAGATACCCCGTTCTTTTTCACCACATGGATGCGGTTCTGTATGAGGCTGGCTAAGTTGTGCTCGTTTGATATAAGCAACAATGTAGAGTCGGTGTCCATCTTGTGCGTAGTCAGGAAAGTCACGATACTCTCGCAATTCTCTGGGCTCTGGTACAGGAATGGCTCGTCAAGAATCATAAACTTTGATGCGCCCTCCACTTGTGTTGCAGCGAGGTCAGACAGAGCCATGCCTACTGCAAAGCTAGTAAGCTGCTTCTCTGCGCCAGAGAACAGCTCGAATACACTGCTGCCTGTGCTCGTCTTGGCCGTCACACAGAACTGGTCTTTCGTGTCGCCCGACTTCATGTGTCTCGTCGTGTCGAAGCTGACCGTGATTTGTCCGTTGTCCAGCTCCCTAAGGTACTGATTCGCCTTGTCTTCAAGGAAGGGGCATATCTTCTCAAACAGCAGGGTCTTGAGGTCGGTCCCGAATGCGTGTTGCCAGAAGTGGTAGTGGTCCCTGACTTTGGCCTCGGCGTCGATCAGATTGTGTAGCGCCGTGTGACGCGCTGCCTCTATCTCCAGCTCCGCAGTGTATGCGTTAGTGACGGTGTCGAAGGGGTTCCGTGTCTCCTTCGCCACAACGAGGAGATCCTCCAGCGTTGTCTGCTCTGCTCGCTCCGCCAGCTTAGTCTCCAGCGTGATAACCTCGTTGGCTATCCCGACGTTGGCTTGAGCGTTGTACAAGCGGGCCTCGTTCTCTCCTTTCTGCCGTTGCAGGTCGGCCCGCTTGACCTTTCCATTCTCTACTGCCACCCGGTTGATCTCCATACTCTCCGGGGGTAGCGGCTGATCGCATAACGTGCATGTGTCCGGTCGTGCTGAACGGCTGTCGATCTCACCCGTTAGTGAGTCAGCTTGGTACCCCAAGGAGGAGATAGAGGATTGGAGTTCGCGTGCTGCTTTCTGCTCCCGCTCCAAGAACTCCTGCCCGGTCAGGTCAGGGGGCACGCTCTGCCTGAGTACCTTCAGCTCTTCCTCAATGGTCAGAGACGCGCCTCGGATCTTATTCAGGCGGGCCAGGAGAGTGCCGGTGTGTGTCGCAGCGTCGCTCTCCCATGTCTTCTGCTGTGACTGAATCCCCTCCAGCTTGATCCGGAGCCCATCCACCTTGTCGGACTGGAAGCAGGCATCAGCTTTGGCGGTGTCCACCTTCGTGGTTGCCTCGGCCAGCTTGTCTTTGGCGTTAACGCGCCACTCTTCAAGAGAGTTGAGGGGGAGGATCTCTTCTATCACCGCGCGCTGCTCACTACCGGGCAACGCTAGAAAAGACCGCTCCCTCCCCTGTCCGAAGAAGTCAGCCTGGATGAACGTTGCGTGGTCTCGCCCCAACAGCTTATCAATTAGCGTTTGGGTATCCCGGTCCAACCTCTTCGACAGATCCATCCACACCTCATCACACTCTTGTCTTTGACTCAGTACCAGAGAGTTTGGCTTGCGTGCCCGGTAAATCCGATACGTCCTGCCATCCACTCCCTCAAACTTCAGTCGCACACCGCAGTGCTTGGCGTTCTTGATGCTGGTGTTGATCACCGCATCAGCCTTCACCCCGTCCACCGTCTTGCCGTACATACACCAGACGATAGCGTTCCTGGCCACGCTGGACTTGCCCGCCATGTTCCCGTTGTTGTCGTCGTAGCTCCAGCCTGTGACGAGGAGGAGTCCCCTGTCCCTGAGGTTGAGGTCTATGGTGCCAATGGAAAACACGTTGTGCGCGTGGAGGTGGAGGAGTTTCATTCGATGATTGACCCCTTGTCTTCAACCTTGTATACCATACGATTCTCGTATGGTGTATGGCATCGAACCTTGGTGATTGCCTCTTCAATCGTGTGAGCCACTACATTTACCTGACCTGTGCTGAGGTAGACGTTATCACAGTTCATCCTATTGAACCACACTTCCCAGATAATCTTATTTTCTGTCATTACATCAACTCCTTACCACTTTCCCATATAAAAGACTACTTCCACGGCGACAGGATGGAGATCTTTGTACTGCTTTTTGAAATCAGTCAACGCGGCCCCCATATCAGAAGCGACTATCTCTTTACTGATACGAGACACATCATACATGCTACCCGGATCTTTTCTGTACCAAACATTAAACAACGTATACTTCTTCATTGCATCAACTCCTTCCCTATGTTGCGGCGTTCCGCTGATACGGAATGCTCGTTCTCGTACTCACGTACCAACTCTGGTACGCTCAAGCCCTTACCGGAGATGGCCTTGACCACCGTACTCTTGTATGCCTTGGGCTTGATGACAAACTCCACTGACAACGCCCCAGCAGCCAGGATCTCTTTTCTTAGGGTCTCCATCGAAGCTTCGTTGAAGTTGTGTACCCTGATGTAGCTATTCTTGACGTACCCGTTGGATCCCCAGTAACCACTCAAATTGGAGGCGCTACTCATATCCAACATCTTAAATCTAGGTGCGTGTGTGTTAATCTGCTTGATAGCGCCTGTGTCTGTGTCATACACCAAGAACCCACGGGTGTCACCTTGATCTGCCCACGTATGCTGCATGACCGAACCCACAGTCGTGGCCTTCGGTAGTGTGTGGAAGGGGTGGTAGTGGCCTGTGAATACGTGGCGCACATGGTCAGGTATCATGTCATGGTTCATGATCTCGTTGATGACGAAGCCCGAGGCCATCGGTACGTCCACCATCCCCTGGTGCATGAAGCAGTACTCGCCTGCGTCGGCTAGGAACTTCTTGAGTACCTCGGTGTCTTCTGTGTAGGGGAGGAAGCTGAAACCATTGGGGCCTCGACTGATACCGTCGTTGTGCGTGGGTTTGTCGATCACCCTGACAAAGGAGATCGCTTCAAGCCAATGCAGTGAGTGGGTGGAGAGATCCTTCGTGGCCGTGTCGTGGTTCCCAACCAGCATGTCCATGCTACAACGACCATCGATGGCGCGCATAATCTCGCT